AGTTCGGCGTAGATGGTACGTGATACCGTTGCGCCATTGGCTTTCAAGTAGCCTTGCGGTGCCGATCCCATGGCAAAATAACTGATGGCACCTGCTGGCAGGCCATTGGCTCTGGTTTCATTTTTATTGAATACATTCAGGTTTTCACGTGCTAAAGCCTTATCCGGTACATCTGACAGATTATTTGCCTGTGCCAGCGGATAGGGTGCTGATCCCAGCGGATCGTTCTGCACACACAGAATCTTTGAACCTGCTGCATAGGCCTGACCCAGTGTAATGCTGGTGGCTGATGCCGGTGTCCAGCCATCTGCACCAACCTTGTTGGCAATACGCTGGCCATTGATATACACCGCCAGACCGGTAGTGGTAACCGTGGATAAGGTCACCACGGTTTGCAGATCTGCCAGCAACTGTTCTTCTTCAATGCTATCGACAAACACGTTTGTTTCTGCTGGATCGGCCCAAACTGTATCACCATCAATGTTGGATGATTTCTTTAAAACCTGTCCAGTGGTTCCACCTGGGAATAAATAGGCTGGTGTCAGTGTATTGATGATCCAGCTATGCGTTGCCACCACCACGTTTGGATCAATCATCAGCTCAATCGTAGATGCATTGCTGACCATGAATGTAATACGGATGACCGTGCCCTGGAACAGTCCATCTGCTTCAGTTGGCTTGTAGGTATCTGGCAGGTTCCCGACCAGAATCAGGTTACCATTGCTGTCAAATACCCCGACTTCACGCATGACAAATCCACCTGTTGAAAGTGGAATGATCATTTCTACAGTAAATTTGTTGGCGTTTTCCGGGTCCTGGAATACCCGGTTAATGGTGGTGCGAAACTGTTCACGGACCAGCTGTGTTTGTGTTTCAACTGGATCCACTGGAAAGCCATTGCCATCACCGATGGCCATGTGCGTCAGCCGGATCTGTGTGCCTTGCGATTCTGCCTGTGCCAGTAGCTGCAGACCGAGTGCGGTGTGAATTGTTTTGTATGCCATGTTGTTCAGTATCCTGATTGATGACAAAAAAGTTGCATAAAGCGGGTGCGGGTGGAAGCGTTTGGTTTTGTAAGCGTGATGAATACAAATTCACAAACTTTGACTGATTGTTATGATTTTTTAGGTCTGATTCATTAGTCAGTTTTTCAATGTAAAAACCCCGACCTTATTTAAGATCGGGGTTGGATGTGGTTTGTTGGTTAATTTTGATTTAAGATAATGAAATTATCATAAACAACTTAAAAAATGCTGATCAAATATATAAAAAGCGACCTTTATAGGTATGCTGGTGATACAAGTTTTAAATCATTCATTAGACATTATATCTGTAACATAGGTTTTAATTTTACATTTTGGCTACGAGTTTGCAGTCATGGCGGCGGTGTTATGAAAAAACTTGCACGCCCTATTTTGTGGCATAAGGGAAGAAAGTTCAGGATTGAGATCCACCCATCAACTAAAATTGGATATGGTTTATACCTTAGCCATGGCGGTCCATTAATCATTAATCCAACAGCAGTTATCGGGAATAATGTCAATTTATCTCAATATACGACCATTGGGTCTAATGATGGGAAAGCAGCTGAAATTGGCGACAATGTCTACATTGGTCCAAGTGTATGCATAGTTGAAAATGTAAAGATAGGATCTAATATTTGTATCGGTGCTGGAAGCATAGTAACCAAGGATATTCCTAGCAATTCTACTGCTGCTGGAAACTATGCAAAAGTCTTAAATAATAATCCGAACTTAAAATATATTCACAATAGATGGAATGACCTATATTAAAAAATTAAAAAAGCCCACATTTGAGTAATGCCAGTCAATTTCTTAACTGACTGGCATTACTCATTTGATGGCTTTATTTGTATGATTAAATCAACTTCACAGTGAGTGTTCCACTACCAATATCGACGGCCCCTGAAGTTGTGTTTTGATGGTAAACAGTAACAGTGTTTGCTGCTGTAACCTCTGCCCACATTCTTGTTCCGTTTAACGCAAGACTAAATGAGCAAACAACTGCGTCACCGACCACTGCCCCGGCTAATGTTACTGTTGTTGACTGTACCGCACCAGCAGCTAGAGATTGCGGGTCATAAGTAACTTTTGCTTGCCCTTGCACTGTCGTGATTGTGTCTGTGTTTGTCACATTGACTAGCTTGCAGTTAATCAGTTTTGATGTGACGTTTGAAAGAGCACCACTTACTAGCTGCAATGATTTGACTGTTGATGACTTAAACGTACAATTAATAAAAGTTACAGTTAATGTACCGCTTAATTGGTGACTGATATTAAAGACTTTTGTACCGTCTGTTAAGTCAAAAACACATGATTCAAATACTATAGTTGCGCTTGATGTGCTTTGCGTTTCGTTTGTGCGCGTGTAAGACGCATAAGCACCATTAGTAAACGTACAATTATTAATTTTTGCTTGCATATCAACAAACGCAGTAATGGTAAAATCTGCTTTGCCAATTCCCAAAATTGTTGATTTAAACGTGCAATATGTAGCAAAAATATTATCTACATGCGTTTCCCATCCTGTAGTTTTTGCTCGCAGTGTTAGTGCAAATGTTTTGCTTAATGACTCTATTGTCAATCCATTTATACCGATTGATTCACCAACAGCTGCAGCACGATTGACTGACAAGTCACTATAAGTTAAGTACAAATAATTGTTGTCTGACAAAGTCGCATTTAAACCCGCATACGCAAATTCGCCTTTTAATTTTGGGTTATTACGCAAGGCAACATTACCAACTGCTGACAGTGCGTTTTTAACAACAAAAACATCTACATAATATCTACTAATTTCTTTCAACGTGTTGTTATTAAAAACTAAATTCTGTCCATTTCCAATTAGAGAAACACGTGATTCCAGAAATATGTTATTACTTATATTAACGAATAAATTGTTAATAGATGACATATCACCATACAATTCTGATCTCATGATATTATTATTGCTAAATGTCACCATCCGTTTTTTATATGTAGATGCTGACGATATTGAAAACAACGCACCAACATCGTTAAATGTATTGCCTGTAACTACGGTATAAAATGTTCCGTAGCATGATGTTCCTGAAAACTTGATATTAGTTATTTTGTTATTCGCAACGAATAAATAACGTGCGTTGCATAAAATAGCCTGCACATGGTTATTTATTCTACAATTTGTCACTGTTAGTCTGGTGACGTATGAGTCTTCAAAGTTAATAGCGTAGCGCGTTACATCACCATAATTTGGAAACCCTTGTTTACCGCCACCATTGTCGTAAAAATCGCAATCATTAATTGTGGTGTTGGCGCAAAGATTTGATATACCACCACGATGATTTTCATAAAATTTACAGCGATTAATCAATGCGCCATCTGAGTTGCCACTCGCCAAAAACACCCAGTTACCGTAACCAACAGTTGCATCTGTACGCTCGTCATTGAATGCAACAAATTGTACGTAGCGGCAATTTTTTGGTAAGTAAACAAATTCAGTTTGATAGCATTTTTCAGACGACTGGAAAACTCCATTTGTATCATAGAAAAAAACAGCGAGCTGATCATTACGAAAATCTGCAGAACGCAGATAGCCTGTTGTATTGATTTGCACAGCATTTCGTAAGATTGTCTTACCATTTAAGTCTAACTTACCACTTCGATAAGAGCCAACTTCAACTATGTCATTACCGCTTGCATCAACACCACCACTGTACCAAACATCTAGTGATCCAACACTTGCGCCTTTAGGACTTCCTGAAATTCCATCTCCACGAAATCCAGTAAAACTTAATTCTTCAAATTTAATATTAATATTATTATCGAGGATATTAAAACCATAAGTCTGCTCAGTATTATTCTCGTTTGTTACCCATGTGCGCATGTACTGATCACCACGGATAAATGCGCGTTTAACGGTTAAGTTAGTATTGTTCTTGAACATAATCATTGCGCCAGGCAATTGATAAGGAGCAAGCGTAGTACCTAGATCATAAGGGCTTCTGTTATTGCTGTCGAAAATCACAAATAAGCTGGAGTTATTAAAATCTAATTCAAAATTATCTAAGCCATCAAGGATACAGTTTGATGTAACATTATTTGCTAGGCTAGAACCAGTTAAATTCTGGTAACAGAACGGATACTTACCACGTTCTAAAATTACTTTCGAATACCCTGCTGCGTATGCTTCTTTAACTGCTATCGCTAGGTTTACACCATTATTGTAAGCCTGCTCATATTGCTGTGTTGTGTATGGTGGTTTTGTGAATTCAGTCCATTTCGTTAAACCGATTTCATTTGCAAGCAGAAATTTAACAGCAATACTTCTATTGTCTGCTTTATTTAAATTTATATGCTCAGTACGATTAAGTAATGCCTGCGCCTGCTCATTCATAGTGCCATTTGGCCCAGCAATCGCTACATCCGTTTTTTCTAATTGACGTACATCAGACCATTCATTCTGTGGGACTAAATTAGCCATATTAAACCTTTATACCTTTAAAATTCTGTAAACCATTTAATGACCATGTTCCATCAAAGAACAGGTTGCCCGGTGGTGCTGGTGTCGCATATTCAATTTCATTTCCAAGCTGTGTCACTGCAGCGGTATAAACTTCCGTTTCGCTTTTCACCGTGATGGTCTGATCGATCATGTGCGAACGCAGGTTTTTACTGTTCTGGACGATTTTTAATAATTCTTCAATCTGTGCCTGTGTCACCCCGATCTGGTTGGATTCGATGTGGATCTTGAAGGTGAACGGTGCTCCGATTGGACTCATCTTGTGCCATTCTTCGACACGAACCGCAATATTCAGTGAACTAAGTGCTAGCTCTAATGCACCAATGGTTCCTTTATGGCAATGCACAAAATAGGCACTGGCAATGGTGTTACGCTTTTGTTCATCATTCCACTCACGGTTCCAGTAATCGACTGACTGTTCCCAGGCTAACCACGGCAACGCCACGCTAGGCGCAAGCATTGGATTGTTAAAGGTTCGCGCTGGTGTACTGACATCAGAAACACGGGCAAAGGCTTGTTCAAAATTGATTTCAAACTTGGTCGAATTTTGGGGTAGCAAACTTTTCATACTATGCTCCCAGTCGTACCGTAGTCACATTTACCAGATTGCAGTAAGCCGCCTGACCTGTTGAAACCGCTAGATTGCTTGCCGGTGACGTCAGCACAACATTGCTCACACCTGGGCGGTGCAATGCCTGATAAATACCGGATAGTGTTGGAGAGCGTCCAAGTGCGTGCATTTTTGTGGTGTATTCTGAAAGCTGTGCCAGTGCATCAGCCAGAATCACGGAATCATCAGGACCATCTTCAACCTGCAAAACAGCGGTGACTTCATAATTGATAATGCTGGCAGAGAAAATATTGACACTGTCAGTCAGTGGGCGGACTTCTTTTTTGTTCAGTGCATTTTCAACAATCGTGAGTAGTTCTTCCGAGGCTGTGCCATTTCCTTCAGTTGAAAGCACATAGATATTGACAATGCCTGGTGTTGGCGAATCTGGCTGAACATCTTTGACTCGCACATCAGCGTTCATGCCATGAAAGATATATGAACCTTCCGATCCTGCAGTGGTGTAACCTTCCGGTGCAAGCTGCACACGGGCACGTAAACGGTCATCGGTTTCCATCACGGCTGGTGTTGGTGGTGTCGTACTGGCATCTTCTGGTGTGACCACTTCTCGCTGTAAATTCACATTTGCAGCTTTCTGGTCCAGGTCTGATCCTTTTGAATATGCGAGCAGTACCGCAAGCGCTGATTCATTTGCGCTTTGACGTACCAGCATTTCACGGTATGCGAATGCTTCTGCAAGTTTATAAGCTGGATCAGATTCAAGAATTCTATATTCAAGGTTCAAAGCATCCATGCGAGCATGGAAGTCATCAATAGCTTCTTTCAGAATCTGCTCAAAAGAAATCTGCTGAACCAGTTCAGGCTGTGGAAGTTTGGATAAATCAATTGCGGTATATGAATTGGTCATAAAATTCTCTACATTGATGCACCAAATGAAAGTGGAACGTAAATACTGTTCTGTTGCCCATTGCGCTTGATCACAGCATCAATCATCAACTCAAACTTGCCATTTCCAACTTTTTCAAAAACAAGTTGTGAAATATCAATCCGTGGTTCCCAGGTCATGATGGCATTGGCTGCAGCAGCGATAATCTGCAGGCTGGTCGTATCGTTAAATGGCTGATCAATCAACTCAAACAGCATTGAACCATATTCGCGACGCATGACACGGCTACCAATTGGCGTCAGCAAAATGTCCTGAATGGATTGCTTGATGTGGTCGAGTTCTTCCAACATGGCACCGGTTTGACGTGACATCATGGAACTGGGCCTCCTGATGTTGAAGATCCTGACTGGACGCCAGAGGTTCTATGTGTTTTCAGGCTTATATCCCCAGCAACTACATCACCATCGGTTGTAAATGTTCCTTTTGAATGACTGGTACCATCCACAGACTGGTTACCTAAAACCGAATTGTTTCCGGTGACCTGCAGATTGCCGTTAATAGTGGTATCTCCATTCACAGTGACACCACCATCAGCTGTCAGTGTGGCCTGACCACCGCCTGGCAAGATGGCAGCAAGGTGATGGGTGGCGATGTCATAGGAAATGACACAGCCATCTTCAAACATTCTGAGTTTCAAATTTGGATCAGCTGATGGGGCAGGGTTGGCATCATTGTAAAAACCGCCAATCGCAATACCCAAGCCAAGTTCACCGCATGGTGAAAACACAATGACTTCCTCCCCGATACTTGGCGGATCCCAAGTTTTGTCTTTACCGGAACGGGTGGTGATAAAACGAATTTCATCGGTCACCAGATCGACCAGATCGACAGTGACAGTGGGAATAGGCTGGGACGGGTTCACGGTCTTGATCTTTCCTAAACGGATCAGATTCTCAAGCCGGCGGTTCGATTCTGCGCTCATGCTGATACTTTGCAGCATGCAAAATGGTGATGCAGCAGATGGCTTTTGTAAGTGAGTGGAGTACAAATGCACAGGCTTTTATATTTGGCTTTTGCTCAATATGTTGGAGTGAATATGGGATATCTCCTTGTTTGCTGACATATCAAGAAACAACGAAGCGATTTACTCCTCGTCGCGCTGGGCATGTTAGTGACCTGCAGAGAGTAGTTGGGCAAATCCATGATCACATCTGTGGTTATATTTGTTAAGTAAAATATGTAAGTCTGAGTTGCGACACTCTCATTGACAGTTTGCCACTGTGGCGGTTCGGCTATTTTTCTTTTTTAGGATATCGCCATGAACGAACAAAAAATCGAGCAAGAAATTCAAGACAAAGGCTTAAATGCGCCACGTTTAACGCCTGAACATATTGATTCAAAAATTAAGGCTATTCGTTACTTAACAGGTGATGTTACTCCTGCCTATTCTTCTGAAGATTATCGAAATGATAAGAGTACGCCTTGCTTAACAATTTGTATTTTAACTTTGGAAAATGGCTTCACTGTTACTGGTGAATCTGCATGTGCAAGCCCAGAAAACTACGATCGTATTATTGGGCAGAAAATTGCTTACGAAAAT